CCTTGGATGGCTAAAATAGATGGTCAAATGTATCCTGCAAAATATTTATTTACTGTAGACTACACTGAATCAGAAATAGCAGATGACCCAGCGCAACATAAACAAAACCATGTACTTCAGCTATTAGATGCTGGGGAATGGACAGGTAATGTTGTTGCGTTACCTAATAATCGTGTGCGTGTAACTCACCCTGCTTGGTTTCAAATTGGAGAAGGCGCTCCTGATTTTAAACCATCTCAACATATACACTATTCAAAAAGTGATTTAGACTATACACTAGATGTTAACAAGGTTTTCGATAACCTTTATAACGAGGAATAACATGACTGTATCAGGATCCAAAAATTTTGAATTAGACGTAGCAGATTATATTGAAGAAGCTTTTGAACGTTGTGGTTTAGAAGTTAGAACTGGTTATGATTTAAAAACTGCTAAACGCTCTATGAACCTTTTATTCGCTGATTGGGCTAACAGAGGTATCAATCAATGGACGATTGCACAAAGAAGTTTTACTGTTACAAGCAATGATGGTCAGTATGATTTAAGTGCCGATGTAATAGATATTTTATCTTTAGTAATACAAAGAGATAGCACAGATTATTCTTTAGATAGAATAAGTAGAGATGCTTATTTAAATATTCCTACAAAATCTACTCAAAGCAGACCTACCCAATATTTTTTAGATAGGCAAATAACACCAAATTTAAAATTGTGGCCTTTGCCAGATAATAGCACAGATGTTATATATTACGATGCTTTAATTCGTTTAGACGATGCAGATACATTCGTAAATACTGTTCAAGTTCCTTTTAGATTTTATCCAGCGTTAGCAGCTGGCTTGGCTTATTATATAGCGGTTAAAAAGGCTCCTGATAGAATACCTTTATTAAAACCAATGTACGAAGAGGAACTAGGTAGAGCCATGGATGAAGATAGAGATAGATCTTCTTTTCAAGTCTCACCTCAATTGAGAAGTTATAGATATGTCTAAGTATGCCTCAGATAAACGAGCATACGGTATATCAGACCGTTCTGGCTTCAGATACAGACTTAAAGATATGCGTAAAGAATGGACAGGTTTACTTGTTGGAAAAGATGAGTGGGAATCTAAACATCCTCAATTAGAACCAATTAGAACAAGGCCAGATCCTCAAGCTTTAAGAAATCCAAGACCAGAACAAAATTTAACTGAACAAAGATCATTACAGTATGGGTTTGATCCTGTTGGTTTTTTAGATATACCAGGAATAACTCCAGACAATAATTTAGTTTCTACTGGATCAGTAGGAGAGGTTACGGTGACAACAACATGAGTTTTACATTTACAACATTAAGAGAAGCAGTGCAAAATTACACTCAAAACAATGAAACATCTTTTATTGCTAATATGGGTACTTTTGTAGAATTATCTGAAGAACGTATTTTAAAATCTATTCAATTAAATGTTTTTAAGAAAAACGCAGCAGGTGCTATGACTTCAGGAAATCAATATTTAGCTGTTCCTAGTGATTTTTTAGCACCTTTTTCTTTAAGCATTACAAATAGCAGTAGTTTTGAGTTTTTAATGTTTAAAGATTTAGATTTTGTTGAAAGTTATAATCCAAATCCAGCAACAACTGGTACGCCAAAATATTATGCACAATTTGATGTTGATAATTTTCTCATTGGGCCAACACCTGATAGTTCTTATGTTTCTACATTAAGTTATTTTTACAGACCAGCTAGTTTAACTGAAAGTCAATTAACCCTAACAGTAGGGGCAACCGGGAGCTTTACAAACGGTGAAAAAATTACTGGCGCAACAAGTGGTGTAGTTTCTACTATTAAAGCTATTCCAAGTTCAACTACATTAACAATATTAGTTCCTTCTGGTACGTTTACAGATGGAGAAACAATTACTGGAGCAACAAGTGGAGCGACGACGACTGTAACCTCTACTGGAGCTGACACAACTATTAGTTGGTTGAGTGAAAATGCTGAAATAGCGTTGTTATACGGCACTTTAATAGAAGCAAGTGTTTATATGAAGGAGGAGCAAGATATTATGGCTATGTATAGCTCAAGATTTGCAGAGGCAATGTCAAGGTTGAAAAATCTTGGAGAAGCTAAAGAAGTGACAGATCAATACAGAACTGGTGAAATTATAAGGCAGAAAACATAATGTTAACAAATTCACTTAGTATGTCAAATGACTTTTCTGTAACAGTAGAAACCACTGACAATCGAGGTTTTACTCCAGAAGAAGTAGCGGTTCGTTGCGTTAACAGAATTATAGGAATTTCTGATAATGCTCCACCTGCTATTAGAGACCAAGCTAACGCTTACAGAAAAGAATTAGAAGCAATAGTTGCAAATTATATGCACCAGGCTATTAAAAGTGATAGAACTACTGTATATAACGCAATTAGAGATTCTGGAAACCCTAAACTAGCAGAATATATAAGGAGAATGTAATGGCTTTTACTGGGAATTTTTTATGCACCTCATTTAAAAAGGAGTTAATGGAAGCAAAACATAACTTCTTAGCTTCTGGGGGAAATACTTTTAACATTGCTTTGTACACCAATAGTGCAAGTTTTACAGCAGCAACTACTGCATACACAACTAGCAATGAAATAAGTGGGACAAACTATAGTGCAAAAGGAGGCGCACTTACAAATGTAAATCCAACAACAAGTAGCACAACAGCGTTTACTGATTTTGCAGATGAAGTTTTTTCAAACGTAACTATATCAGCTGTTCGAGGAGCTATGATATTTAATGATTCAGCGTCTGGAGACCCTAGCGTTTGTATTTTAGACTTTGGTGCAGACAAGGCAGCAAGTTCCGGTGATTTTACAATTGTATTTCCAACAGCTGATGCGAGTAATGCGATAATTAGGATCGCCTAATGTCCGATGCCATTGTTGCGCTTTTAGGGTGGAATAGCTCTACCAGAGGGTGGAATGAAGGCGCGTGGAACGCAGGAATTGCTTTACCTGGCGCTACTAGCGCAATTACTGGGGTTGCGGTCAGTGGTGATGGTAACATTGGTGTTACTGGCACTAACGGCACAGGCGCAGTTGGTTCAGTTACTGTTACTGGTGAAGCAAATATCTCCGTCACGGGTGTTGCAGCAACATCCGCTTTAGGTAATACATTTGAGACTTTAAATGGTGTTTCTTCCACTGGGGCAGTTGGCTCTGTAACTATTACAGGAGATGCTTCTGTTTCAGTTACTGGAATTGCAGCAACGTCCGCTTTAGGTAATACATTTGAGACTTTAAATGGCGTTTCTTCTACAGGTGCTGTTGGCTCTGTAACTATTACTGCTGACTCAAATATCTCCGTCACAGGTGTTAGTGGCACAGGCGCAGTTGGAACAGTAACAATTACAGCCACTTCAAACATTTCAGTCACAGGTGTTAGTGGCACAGGGGTGATAGGTTCTTTAAGAGCAACATGGGGTCAAATAATACCAGATCAAAACGCAAATTATCAAGAGCTTGTGCCAAATCAAAATCCGAGTTACAATAATGTAACTCCTTCTCAAACTCCGAATTGGGAAACCGTAGAATATAAAAATACTATAGCAGCATAGGAATTACAAAATGGCTAGTACATACGTTAATAACCTCAGACTAGAAGAAATAGGTTCAGGAGAGCAATCTGGTACATGGGGTGACACAACAAATACAAACTTAGAAATAATAGGCCAAGCAACAGCCTGGGGAACCAGAGCCATTGCAAACGCCTCAACAGATAATATCACAATTGCAGACGGTGCGTTAGACGCAGACAGATGCCTTGGGTTAAAACTTACAGGTGGCGGTCAAGCGTGTACGGTTACACTTCTGCCAAACACAAGTTCCAAAACTTGGTTCATGTATAACGCAACCAGCTACACCCTAACATTTACTTGTGGCAGTGGAGCTAATGTAGCGATTCCAGCAGGACAGACCAAGGTTATTGCAACGGATGGTCTAGGTTCGGGTGGCGTGGTTCACGATTTACTTACAGCGGTTAACTTAGCTGGAACTACAGTGGTTGATGATTTAACGGTTAGCGATGATCTAACTGTTACAGGTGACATAGACGTAGACGGTACAACTAACCTAGACGTGGTAGACGTAGATGGTGCTGTAAACTTCGCAGCAGACGTTACTTTTGCAGATGGTGCAGATATTATTACTGCTTCAGCAGGTACATCTAACTTTAGAGCAGGTGTCAACGCAGGTAACTCAATACAATCTGGCGGTAACTACAACGTGGCTGTGGGTGACGAAGCAGGTACTGCGATTACGACTGGTGATAGCAATACAGTAGTTGGCTATCTGGCAGGTACAGCAGTAACCACAGGCGAAAAAAATAGTCTTATTGGAGAAAAGGCAGGTGATGCTTTAACTACTGGAAGCTCTAACGTAGCCGTAGGACGAACAGCTTTAAGCTCTGACACTTTAGGTAGTTGTAGTGTTGCTATTGGTCGTAACGCTCTTATAATGCAAAACTTTACCACCGCAACGGACACTTTTAATACGGCAGTTGGAGACAGAGCAGGTGCAGCAGTAACCACAGGCACACTCAACACCCTCATAGGTGGCTTGTCTGGCGATGCTTTAACAGATGCTGATCAGAATGTAGCACTGGGTTATGCAGCATTATCTTCAGATACTTTAGGTAGTAACTCAGTAGCAATAGGCTATGCTGCTCTAGTCGCTCAAAACTTTACAACTGCTACAAATAGCTACAATACAGCAGTAGGGAGTGAAGCAGGTAGAGCAGTAACCACATCCGTATATAACACCCTTGTTGGTGGTTTGGCTGGTGATGCTTTAACGACTGGAGGATATAACGTAGCTATTGGAGGCTCTGCTTTAAGTGGAGAAGACACAGGAAGAAAAAACGTAGCTGTAGGAGCATACACTTTATCGGTTCAAAACGGAGATGCTGATAATTACAATACAGCCGTAGGATATTTTGCAGGTGGCGCAGTAACCACAGGACTTAAAAACACTCTTATGGGCGGCCTCGCTGGTGATGCCCTTACTACTGGTGGAAACAATGTTGCTACAGGTTATCTTTCTTTATCTGCCGACACTCTTGGAAGTCATAGTGTTGCCCTTGGAACACAGGCTTTAAGACGTCAAAACTTTA